CCAAGACACCACGCAGATGCCATGCGCGAAATGCTCGGCGAGTAACGAACGCGCTTGCATCATCACGGCCTCGCGGTCTTTTGGCGGGGCTGTTTTTTTTGCCATTACAGGACGCGGTTAAGTGCCGCTAAAAGCGCGGCGTGGGCCGATGGGGAGCAGTCGTCTTTGCGGCCGGGGGCGATGTCGGCGTGGCGGAGGATGTTTGCGAGGGGGATGTTGTTTTCGCGCAGGATGGGGAGGAGGTATTCGACGGCGGAGAGGAGGGCGTCTTCGCTCAATGGGGTCGAGTAGGTGTCCCCTTCCCATGCCATGCCGATGCTGAATGAGTTGACATCTTTGCGGCCTTGCCACGAGGAGACTCCGGCGTGCCAGGTGCGTTGGCTCGGCAGGGCGAGGGCGGTGCGTTTGCCGTTGCGAGCGATGATGCAGTGGTAGCTGACTTTACTGACGGGGTCGGAGCACCATGAGACGGATCCGGCATAGGCTCCGGAGGTGTGGTGGAGCACGACATGAGTCGGTTTAATGACGCGGCCGGCGCTGATGTTGGGCGTGCGCTTGTTGGTTTGCTGGTAGTATTTCGGCTCGGGCTTGATGGTGCCGGAGGTTTTGGCGGGGGAGGTTTTGGGTGGCTTCGCGGGCTTCGGCTCAGGCGCGGGCGCGGGGGATTGCGCTGGCTTGGGCAACATGAAAAAGCGAGCGAGGAGGCTGATCATTTGTCTTTCAGCGCGGGCAGGGTTTTTTGGAACTCCCCAAGGGCGTTCCAGAGGTCTCGGTTGGCGGCTTCGCTTTCGGTCAGGCGTGGCTCGAAGCGGACCGTGGCGCGGATGTGGAGCGTTCCGGCCTCGCCGATCCGGTCGCCGAAGGGAGGCATCGGGACGGCTACGCAGGAGGTCAGGAAGGCCATTGCGAGGAAAAGCCAGCCGAGGATCATCAACACGGCGGCGACTTGCTTGGGGGTCATTTTTCTTTTCGCAGGAGATTGATCAATCCCACGAGGCCGAGACCGGCCGCCACGATTTGGTTCTGAAGCTCGGGTTCCAAACGCAGGCCCAGAGCCGTGGCCACCAAAATTGCACCCCTCCAGGAAGACGACTCGGCCGCTCTGTCGAGAATGTAAAAGATTGCTTTCATGCTTCGCGGCGGGGTGTCAAAGGATCACGGGCGGTTGGCGAGGATTTGCTCGATGCGTTTGGTTCGCTCGTCGATGCGGGCCAATGTCTCGGCGCGGTCGGCGGCGACGGCTTCGATTTTTTGCAAGCGGGCTTCCTGCTTTTCGTTTTCGATCTCCACGCGGGTGACTTTTTCGGGGAGAATCCACCAAGCCTGGCTGATCGAAAATATCGTGGCGACGAGCGCCAGCGCGGCGATGGCCTCCCCGATGGAGAGGCGCACGCCGGGGCGATTGCGGACGGTTTCCGTGGACATCTTAGCTATTAGCCTGGGCGATGAGATTTCCGACGATGGCGGTTGTCGCCACATTGGCGAGGCGCTCGGTGTTGAGCGCATCGGTTTTGACCTTTATCGCTGCGACATCGCTGTTGGCTGGCGCGGTGTAGGCGCTGCCTGCGAGGCGGGTGCTCACGGCTTGGTCGACTCGGGCCAACTCGGTGGCGAGCTCGGAGCGAACTGCCGTGGCCACGGTGGCGGCGCTTGGGGCTGTCGCACCGCTGACCGGGGCGTCGAGGCGAGCAAGTTCGGTGGCGAGTTCCACGCGCACCTCGTCGGCGATGGCGGCTGCGGTTGGGACGGTTGGCGCATTAGTGAGGGTCGTGACGGTCGCCAAGGTGCCGGATGGCGCGAGGCGTGAGCTGATGGCGGCGTCGATGCGGCCGAGTTCGACAGAAAGCTCGGTGCGGACTTGGCTGGCGATTTCGGCCTCGGTCGGGACATCGGGCGAGTTGGTCAATGTTGTGACCGTGCCGCCGGTGATCTCTTTGGTGCTGGCGCTCCACACGGCTGTTGCCACAGAGGCCGCGCTCGGAGCGGGATCGGTCGGGATGCTGTCGATCTTGCCTCCGGTGCGCTCGAGGTCGCTGCGGATGGCTGCGACGAGGGCGATTTCGTCCACATTCTGGTTGCCGATGGCGCCGACGAGGGCGTTGAGCACGGCTTGTCCGTCGTTCTCGTTGAGCAAGCTGCCTTCCACGGCGGTGGCGATTTGCGCGGTGGTCGGCGGAGTTGTGTAGTCTGCATCTGCCAAACGGCTCGAGATATTTTGATCGATGCGGCCAAGCTCGGTTCCGAGTTCCGTGCGAACGGCTGTGGCGACCGTGCTGGCGCTCGGCGCGGAGGTTGGCGCGGTGTAGTCTGCATCTGCCAGACGGCTGGAGATCGTGGCATCCAGATTACTGAGCTCTGTCAGCTCGGCGCGCACGGCTGAAGCCACAGCGGCGGCTGTCGGGGCGCTGGTCGGGGCTGTGTAGTCGGCATCTGCGAGGCGGCTCGAAATCGTGGCATCGAGGTTGGCCAATTTGGTCGAGTTAGAATCCAGTTCCTGCCGGATTTCGACTGCTGTCGGTCCGCTCGATGTGGTAAGCGTGCGTGTTGCCGCGCCCCACACTGCCGAGGCCACGGCTGCGGGATCGAGGACGGCTGTGCCGGTGGTCTGCATTGTTGCGCCTGTGCCTGCGGTGACGCTGTGCGTATCCGGCACGGTGAATGTCACCGATGTTCCAGACACCACCGAGGCGATGGTGTAGGTGCTGTTCCACTCGGCGTTGCTCGCGCCGGTCACGGTAAACTCATCGCCTACGACCAGCGGGTAGCTGTAGGCCAGCGTGGCCGTGGCGGTCGTGCCGCTGCGGGTTGCCGTGAATGGCATGCTTGGCCCGTAGTTGACCGAGAGCGCCACCGATCCGCGAGCCGGGACGGTGAGGCTGCCGGTGAGGGTGCCGCTGGCGTAGCTTACGCCGCTGCGGACATCGGTCGGATTGGCTTGGCCGAGGTTGTTGTCGGCGGTGAACATATCCACATAGGTGCCGATTCCGTTTAATGCGTAGCGTGTGCGTGCATTAAGCGGTTGTGAGTTAAGAAAATATCTAGTTGCATATACCGCCGCCGTTCCGTTGGCGCTATTGATAAAAGAGCCAGAAAGGCGGTTCGTTGCGCTAGTGTTAGATGATATAAAACCATTAGAGCCATTAGTTGCAGTTATGTCACCAATGATTGTAAATGCTCCAGTAGAGGCGTTGTTAGCACCAGCAGCGGAGGCTCCTGCCGTCACATTCCCGGTTACAGAGATAGTTCCTGTGGACGCATTATTTAACGCAGAGGCTGATGCGCCCAATACATTTCCGGTTACATTTATTGTTCCTGTGGATGTATTTGTAACCGCGAGGCCAGTTGAACTACTACCGCCTCCTGTGATATTACCAGTGATTGTTAGAGTGCCAGATGAAGAACATGTTATAGCGATAGCCTGGCTTCCTGCCTGATTTGTATTATTTACATTGCCAACAACAGCCGCTGAATTTGTTCCGCTTAATGTTAAAAGACTTGCATTTAACTGGCCGCCATTCAAGTTTGCCGTTAAAGTTACACCATTTGCTAGAGAATATCCACCTCCAGCAGTTGCTAACGCGGTCGCCCCATCTTTCCAAACTCGCGAAGATGCGGATAGGTTTGTGATGGTTGCGCAAGTCGCGCTTACATTAACCGTGATTGTAAAATTATTTGAATAAACAACATCCCCTGCCGCTGGTGCAAAAATAGCCGTGCCATTCCACCATGGCGAGGTTGCTGTTGTGTCGCTCCAGTTTCCCGAACGAAATGCTCTTACATCTGGCATATTAAAGTCCTTTCGAAAGAATGAATTGTTGCAGGGCGGTTTGGATTGAGGCAACGGCCTGCTGGGTGGCCTCGTCGCTGCCTGCGAGTGATCCGAGCGCGATGCCCTTGGCCTCGGCGTCAGCAGTTATGACCTCTCCGTTTTCAATGCGGGTCGGGACGAGGCGCATGGCGACATTTGCGTCAGTGCTGCCGTCTCCGTTGTATTTGCCGGTGATGGCGAGGTTGAGCGAGTAGCGGTCAAACGACTTGCCGTCGATTTCGATTGGGTTGGTGGCTTGCATAGATTTGGATTTTTAAGAAAATTGGAGATTGGTTTTGTTCGACCACGCGCCGGTGGCCGAGCTTTCGGTGGATGTGGTGGCTGCGGAGTTGAAGATGGTGCGGGAGATTTCCCAATTCGGGCTGTCATACACTGATCCGGTGTTGGGAAATTCCGAATAGAGGAGGTATCCGAGAAAAGTGGTGAGGCCGTCGGCGGAGATGTCGAAGGACCAGACGCGGTCGGGGGCGTCTTTGGTTCCGGCCAATTTATACACCTCTCCCGTGCTGGGATTGCGCGAATAGAGTCGGCGGTCTGTGTGGTTCACACAAATTTCTCCCAAGGCCAGGTCGGAGGCGGCTGGGACTTTCGACGCTACGGTCGAGGATTTGGGCTTGATGATTGGGTTTGGCATGGGCCTTTTTTTATTCAGCGGAGATTTTTAACTCCCCCGCTTGGCGAGGCGGCATGGGCCGCCCCGCCGGGGAGTGGTTGCGGTTAGTAGGTGCCGCCGTCGATGCTGGCCTCGAGGCTGTCCAGGCGAGCGTCGAGCGCGTCGTCTGCACTGGCTCGGGCTGTTGCCTCGGCAGTGATGTTCGTCTGCAAGCTGGTGTCGGCAGAAGCGCGGGTTGTCGCTTCAGCGGTGATGTTGCTTTGCAGGGTCGTGTCAGCGCTGGCGCGGGTTGTCGCCTCGGCGGTGATGTTCGACTGAAGTGTCGTGTCGGCGGCTGCGCGGGCAGACTCTTCGGTGTTAATGTCGGCCTCAGCTGCGGTGACGCGGGTGGTGAGGGCTGTCGCGGCGGACTCGACGCTGTCGATGCGGCCACCGAGGGCGGTGTCGGCATTCGTGCGGTTCGTGACTTCGGCTGCGAGCGCGGCGTTGTTCGATGTGACATAACCGGCAAATGCGGAATCGTTGGTCGTGTCGACCGAATTGATCAATGTGACGATCTCGGCGAAGGTGTCCTTGTCGGCATCAGCGGCGGAGAGGATCGCATCGATGCGGCCTTTTTCCGTGGTGATCTTGCCGTCGAGGGTCGTGTCTGCGCTGGAGCGAGCGGAGGCCTCTGCCGAAACAGCGGCGGCGCGGTCGATGATCTCTTGAGCGAGGTTTGCGGCGATAACGCCTTCTGCGGCGGTGGCGCGGCTGATCTCAGAATTGAGGTTGCTGGTGAGCGTCGAGTCGCCTGAGCTGCGAAGCGCGGCCTCGGCTGCTACGGCGTCAGAGACGAAGGTCTTCTTTGCGAAGATGTGCTCGCCGCCGATTGGCAGGACGCCTTCGGCTGTGCCGATGAAAAATGACTTGTTTGTCGAGTCGAAAGCGACTTCGCCGACTTGAAGCGAGACCGGCGTGCCGGAACCGCGTTTGATGCGAATGATAGGATTGGGCATGGCTAATTAGGTGGTGTTGGTGGTTTTGGTTTTGGCTGTTCGTGGTGGGGTGATTGTCAAAAATTACCGGCGTCGATGATGGGAATCATGAGGGCGTAGGCGGCTGCGGCGGGGCTCCAGCGGTAGGGCATGCCTTCATCGAGGGCCATATACAGGCGGTCAGATTTTCCGACGCTGGGAAAATTGGAGCGCGTGGGATACTCGACGACGATGCCTGGCAGGGTGAGGTCGAAGCTCGAGAGATCGAGTTGCTGGCTGAGGTTGCTCTCGGTGATCGTTGTCATTAGTAAGCGAGAGTCTCCCGGTTGAGCCACGATCCGGTGGCGGAGGCGGTGGCGAGGATTTGGCCGGCGGCGTTGAGGGTGGATCGCTTGACGGTCCAGCTTGTGGCGGACTCTGGGAGTGCTGGCGCGGCGGGGCGGTCGGCGTTGAGGAGCCTGCCGCTGTAGGTCGTGAGGCCGTCGGCGCTGATGTCGAAGGCGTAGAGGTAGAGGGTCGGGTCGATCGGGGGCTGGACGGTTCGCAGGCCGAGGGCGGTGCAGGAGATTTGCATTCCGTCGGCGGGCGGCTCGTCGAAGGTTATCGTGCCGCTGGCTTCGCTGACGAGGTAGTCGGTGCCGGGGGTCTGCGTGACGCCGTTGAGGGCGACGAAGACATGCTCGGGATCGCTGCTGACTAGGCCGTCAATCGGGAAGGTGACGCTCGTGCCGTCGCCGATGCGGACGGTGGTGGTGATCTGAAGGCCGGGCGCGCTGGCGATGATGTAGGACGAAAGGCCGGTGATCTCGGTGGCGGCGTGGGTGTGGACCGTGTCGGCTTTTGAGAGATCGACCCAGAGCTTGAATGCGGGCGAGGCCGAGGGATCGAAGGCGGCCCAGTAGCTGCCGGGCGGTGGATATCCGGGGTTCGGCTCTCCGATGCGGATGTAGAGTTCGCCATTAAAACTGACGACTTGGCCGGGGGAGTAGTCGGCTCCGTTGTTGTAGGCTCCTTGGTAGTCTACTGGCTCAGGTTGGAGCGCGGTGTCGGCCTTGGCTCCTTGGGCGGCGGTGGCTTTGCCGTCGATTTCGGACTGGAGGGTGTTGATCGCGGCGGCTGCTTCGGCAATCGAATCCAGCGCGGCGGGGTCCAGATTCGCGGCGAGGTAGTCGATCCTCTGGCCGAGGGCGGTGTCTTCGGTGGCAAGGGCGGTGAGGTCGGCATCGAGGCCGGTGATCTCGCTCTTGAGGTGCGTGTGGGCGGAAGGCGCGAAGGTCGTTGGCTTGCCGGTGAGCGATGACCAATCGACGGGCGGGGAGACGGCGACGACGGCGCTGGCGAAATCGGTGATCTGGCTGGCGGTGTGCGTGTGAGCGGTCGCCGGGAAGGTGGCAGGCTTGTTGAGGACGCTGTCCCAGGTCGGCGGCGGGGCGAGCTGCGCGATGGCTTGGGCCGTTCGGAGGGGGGTCATCCATTTCGCGTTATCGGTGCCTGCGGTGGCTTCGGCTTGGGTCGCCTTGCCGTCGGGGAGTGCGGCGGGGGTAGCTTCGTCGCCGAGGATGACGGAGTTTTGAACTTCGACTTGGAGGGTCGCCGTGCGCAATGCCTGGCTCGGTGCGGTCCAGCGGATTTCGAGGTAGGCGGGGATGCTGGCGGGGTCGAGAGAGAAAGCGGCCTCGACCGGCAATGTGTTCAAATCGAGGATTGTTTGGCCGGGGGCCGCAAGAGCGAGGAAGTTGGAGTCAGAAAAAGAGGTCTTGAGTGCGACGGTGGTCTGCGTGCCTGCGACGGGCGAGACGGCGACGCCGTTCTCGACAAACACGACCTCGATGGGGACTTGGTCGCGGCGTTTTAAGACGAGCGATTGCAACGCGACATTCGACGCGGCGGACTTCACGAAGCGCCGGTTTTTTTGGTCGAGGAAAAGTTTCATGCCGCTCAAGCGAGCGGCGGGTGTCAAATCGGGCGGGCTTCCGAGCTATTTCTGGAGCGGCTCGGAGACGGCTTCCCACTTGCTGAGCGGACAGCGTTCGGTTGCCATTCGGAGCTTCGCCCAGGTCGAGCAGCCGCACTTGCGGCAGCGGCCGGTGCTGTTGATCGCGGCGGCGTCCCACTCGGGGCAGGCTCGGCAAATGGCTTCGCGGGAAGCGAGGATGTCGGGGGGGGTGGTGGCGAAGCCTGCGCGAGCGAAGCGGTGCGCGGCAGTCAAAGCACTAGCGATGGGTCTTTCAAATTCCTTTAAGGTTTTAAAAAAAACGGCTGGCATTAGGGATTTGGGGTGAAGTTAAAAGACCACGAAGAGGTTTGAATTCCTTGGTTCGGGTTGTCGACTTGGTAGGGTATTTGACCTCCAAGGAAATTTGCATAAGCAACAGACCAGATGTCGCCCTCTTGCGGTTCGTAGCCGCATGAAGAAAACTTAGGCGCGCATGCAAACACTGGGCCGCCTTCAAACGGCTTATATTCGAATTGGCAAGTTATGCCGCCTGCGATGTTCACAAAAAAACCAATATCGCTTTTAAAAACCGAAAAGCTACAGTCGGCGCCTTGCAGTTGTCCTTCTGGATCAAACTCACTAAAACACAAAGGACCTTCTTGGGTCCATTGGACAACGCAAGTTTGTGGCGGCACTGTGATCGTTTCGGAATAACTTCCGGAGCATTCACTACTAATGCTGGCTGATACAAATAATTGGCCTCCCTTTAACCACGAATTATAATTTGACTCAGAGATTGCGCGGGAATGTTGGCTCTCGACGTCAATGCACTCTTCGCCACCCCCACAACACGCGCACCCGACAGCGCGGAGGCCGCCGTCGGTTTTGATTTTTACTGCGCCGGAGGATGTGAGGCCGAGGGTCATGGGAGAGAGTTTTAAGTTTTAAGAATTAAGTATTAAGTGGCGGTTTGCGTGATTGTCTCGGTGGCGTGTCTTAAAACTTACAAACTTAAGACTTAAGACTTGTTCTAGCATTCCTCCGTGGCGAGCCATTGCAGCACGCCGCCGACGGCTCCGAGGACATGCGTTCCGCTCGAGGGCACGGCGGGGATTTTGAGTTTGCGCTGAGCGTGGCCGCCTTGGCCGGTGGTCTCCTCGATGAGCGATTCGTCAGCATCGAGGGCGGCGAATACGAAATTCCGCATGAGGTCGGCGGCGCTCAACTGCACGGGGTAGCCTCCGCCGGAGGCGTCTTTGGCTCCTCGGGCTTTGGCTTCAAAATCGACGGGCAGCGTCATACTGGAGCGGTGGCGCTAACTGTTCCAGACATTACATAGGTGATGATGACCTCATCGAAATTTCCGAAATTTCGGCGATCGATGGAGGACAACTGCGACTCCCAGTCCGCCCCTATTGAACTGTAGCCAGGCACGGTGATGTAACCTGGAATGCTGGTGCCTGGACGGTTCCCACTGATTTCTCTTTTTTTAAGAACCTTGCCAAGAGTCGGTGGTGTTATTGAAATGACGGAATTTGGCTCGGAGGCGAGCATGGTTCGCGTCACCGTGTAGGTGTCAGCGAGCCAAGTCTCTTTTATCGTCCAAGCGAAATTTGCAGGAGTTGGGTTTGGGGTTTCTTCAGTAGCTGTTGGCGTGTATGTGTGCGTGTAGCTGGCGCTCAATGTCACGAGCTGCACGCCTAAAACGGAAGATCCTTCGGAATTTACGCGGCCATAGCTGGTGACGAGGTATTCGGTGAAGCCATCCTCGCGATGGCGCTCTTGGGATTCGGGAAAAATTTTCAAACCGTCGATGGAAGGAGAGCTGTCACCGCCAGGCGCGTCGTTGCCCACGGCGACAAGCAGGCGGCTTGTGAATAATGCGTCGGATTGGGTCAGAAATGATTGCTCCACCCGAATGAGACCGCTGGGAAAGCAAGAAACTGTTTTGCCGGATTGCGCGAGGAGCGAGGAGGCGGATTGGGAGTTGTAAATAGTGTAGCTCATTACGCGGTGAGCGCGGCAACGGGGAGGCGCGGTTCGATTTTTTCGAGGAGCGTTTTGATCGTTTCAACCATGGAGTCGAGGGATGATTTGGTTTTGTCGCCTCCTTTGGCGTCTTTGTCGGTCTGGCCGGATTGGCCGGGCTTGTCCACGGAAGCGACTGCTGTTTTTGTTTCTTCGGATTTTTTGGCGAATCGGTCGCGCAAGGATTGCTTGCCTTCGGCGAGCCG